TCAAGTTTTACTCTGCCCTTCATTTAATTGCCAATTTTCAATGTAATGCATAATAGCATTATTAAAATTTTCTTCAGATTGTGGGTGGGGATTATTATTAATCATTCTGATATTAATATTAATATTATGTTTGAAAATTTGATAACTTGATAATGTATCTAAAAAGAATAGGAATTCTTCTTTACTTGCACCTGACAACTTGTAATAAATTAAAAAACCTTCTTTTTCTCTGCTATCTCCATCGTTCCTTTCAAACTCTTTATATTTGATAATTAAAAAAGGGCCAAGCATCATTTCAATAGTTGCTGGGCTATTTGATGTATCAGGAATTGGTCTACTAATTTTCAGATCTGGATAGAAAAAAAACCAGTCAGTGCGCGGATGAGGAAACTTATTGCAAGAAGTGAGATATGCTATATCTTTTTTTATAGTATCCAAATAACAGATAGTAGATGGATCAATAATATGAATTACTTGATTTGGTTGAATTTTTAAATTTTCGACAACAACTCTTTGTTCTTCTGAATCTTCTTTTTTCTTAAATAAATCTCTTAAATCTGATGTATATCTTCCATCATGATTTAGCAAGAATAATAATCCTCTAACTTCACCACTAAACTGACAGTTGTATCTAGTGTTCCATTCTTCAGAGTCTCTTGCACAATGAATTGTTTGGGATAAGGATGATAATGCTGATCTAACAGAAGTAACTGTAATTGAGCTTTGTTTATAACTTTTTAGATCGCAATTAAAATAAACTTTCTCTTTCGTATAAGGGTCAATGTAGAAAAATACTGCATCTACAGGATGTGTTTTTGAAAGATCTTCTTTTTTCTTTGTAGCTAGCTCTTTTAATATAATATCTTGTTCGTCTTTTATTTGCTTTAAATCTTCTTCTGAAGCTCCTTTTTTCTCTGCCGTAATTAAAATTTGTTCATATTCTGCTCTCAAACTTAATATTTGCTTTTCTTTTAATACAACATGTTCATCTTTTTTTAAACAATTAAAGTTTTGGTTCATTAAACCAGTAGGTAATGTTTTCCATTTAAAAAAAGAGAATATTTCATTAGATAATCGTTCAGCAATTTCAGCAATGCGAGCTGTTTCTCCACCAGACATATAAATACCTTCTTATAAAATTTACATAACCTGACAACTTACCAATCAATTTACCACCCTCACGGAGTAGTACGATCTTTTCATGTTATTTGGAATTTAAGGGTTCTAAATACATATAGTTGCTTTCTACAATCAAATTATTGAAGTTGCTTCGGTGTAACTATCCTATGCAATAATAATCAAATCGCCTGTTTTAAATCACTTATTTGAAAGTCAGGATTTACATACTTTAACATTTGGTTTTAGCTCTGAAAACATTCATTATTAAATAATATTTAAATTATAATTATTTTGTCACAATTAAAGTTAGTACAGCTGGGGCTGTTTTGGCCGTAGTCACATGTTTTCGTCTACTAATAAGTTATATAAGGCTCATCTCATACTGAGATTGATATAGCAAATTTAGCCAACAAAGAGGGTGGTGTTGTAGCAGAATATACAACGCTTCTTTAATATGATTTCGACTAGCCAAGGCTAACCAATAGCCAATAAAAAACCACCTAACTCTTTCGAATTAAGTGGTTTTTAAATTTTGGAGCGGGAAACGAGACTCGAACTCGCGACCCCAACCTTGGCAAGGTTATAATATTTTAATTAAATCAATTGCTTAAAATAGAAAGGTGGCGCAGTGGGGGCAGGGTGATTTTATTGTAATAAAATATTTATTTTAAACATTTTATAAGTAATTTTATTTACTATTATCAGCATTACTTATAAGGCAGCATCTTCAATTATGATTTTAAAACAAATTGCAGAACTTGAGCGTAGAAAGAAGATAGACGCACAATGGGATGCTATCAGAAATGACAAACATCTTGCTAAGGAATTTGCAATTAATGACTTTGTCAAAGAAAGTACACAATTTGATGGTTTGGTAGATTTATACAATCAGGCTTGTGCAAAACTCCTTGGCCATCAAAACAAAGCGGAGTTAACACCAAAAATGTTAGATGATTTTATTGGTCAAAATACAGATTTTAAAAATGTTTTTGATTTAGAAACTAAATTTTTGAATCATTTTAACAAGAATAATAAAGGCGCATAAAGCGCCTTTTTTAATTTTTCCGTCTCGCTTGCCTTTGGGCTTTAGCCCTATTTAGATTATCTAAAATCGGCATGACAGTAGCAGGGTTATAAAGGTGTTTTCCGTCACCGCCTAGATTATAAGCCCTTAATTCATCGATAATGGTTTTTCTCGATAAATTATACCGTTCCATTAACCAAGAAGCCGGCACGCGGTTCGGTATTTCTTCCGCTTTAATTTCTAGAACTTTACCGATGTTTTGAATTTCATCATGAATGAAAATCCGTGGCGGTTTCTCTGATTCAACTACAACAATATATTTTCCCATTACGCAACTTCTCCAATGCTAATTAAAATTTCTTCTGGTAAATCGTCGGTGTCTTTTTCAATCAAACTTCGCATCGCTTCTTCATAGCCTCCATTAATAGATCTTGTACTTCTCGTTTAGACTCACGGCGCTCCATAACGATTTCATCCATCGTGTTTTTCGCAATGATGTGATAGATGTAAACAGGGCGGTCATAACCTGCTTGCGCTTGGCGTGTTGGCCCAATACGTTCGATAATTTGTTGGTACTGTTCTAAATCCCACCAGTGAGAAAAGAACACAAGGATGTTCCCACCGTCCTGCAAATTAAGCCCGTGGCCTGCACTTGCAGGGTGAGCAAATAGCACAGGGATTTTGCCCGCATTCCAATCGTGAATCGTTTGCGGGTCTTTATCTAAATGACGACCTTTAGGGAATGCTTTTAACAAACGCTCAAGGTCGCTTTTAAAATGGTATGCAACCAATACAGGCATGCCTGCCGCTTCTTCAACTACTGATTCAAGCGCCTGAATTTTTAAATCATGGATTGGGTGCCAAGTGCCATTTTCATCGGTATAAATAGAACCGCTTGCAATCTGCAAACACTTCATTGTTTTTGATGCGGCATTGAATGCTTCAACTTCTACCGTTTCAGCTAGTTCAATGAACATTTCCTTTTCCATTTCTTCATAGGTCTTGCGGGCTTTGCCTGTAAGCTCTACTTCAATCGGATAAACAATTGGTTCTTTAATGTCGAAGTAGTCTTTAGCTTCAATGCTTAAACACACGTCTTTAATTCGCGCTTGAATTTCGCCTTGACTATGATCAAATGGCACAAGGTTAACGGCGTTACGATCTACGCCTACTTGTATTTGTTGGAACCAACGATCTGTAAATGAGCTGAAACTTGTGCCTAATCTTTGTCCACGATCAATGAACCATAATTGACCCCAAAGGTCTTTAAGTCCGTTGGGTGCAGGTGTTCCCGTTAATTCAATGAATCGTTTGACTCGAGTATGTGCAACTTTACCTAAGGCGCGTGCACGTACCGAACCTTGTCTTAAACGAAAACCTTTAAGCTTTGTACTTTCATCAGCAACCACTTTTGTAAAAGGCCATTTGCTGCCTAGAAAATCAATTAACCATGGTAAATTTTCATAGTTAATTGCATACGCATTCGCTTTTTGTTTTAAAGCACGTACACGTTCTTCAGGTGAACCAACTACAGGAACAACTTTATAATCTTGCAGGTGTTCCCATTTCTTAGCTTCATCAGGCCATGTGGTAGCAGCAACTCGCAAAGGGGCAACCACAAGAGTCGGCCCCGGTTCAAACAATTCGAGAATTTCTAAAGCGGTGAGCGTAGAGGATGTTTTACCTGTACCCATTCCCGCGAACACAGCACAACGTTCATTATCAAGAATGTGGTTGATAATTAGATGTTGGTAGTCGTGTGGTATGAATTTACGTGGTTGAGTCATGGGTTTGGCTCCGATTTCATAAAACCGATCCAATGCGTATTTGCACGTTTACCACTTGGGTGCCCGAACCACGGTTTTTGATCTGTTAAGGCTAGAACTTCGCTGACTTTAATTTGGGTTTCATTCCATTTGAAAATCAACATACCGTTTAGTTTGAGCACACGAAAGCACTCCGAAAAACCTTTGGCCAAGTCTTCTTTCCAGTTTTCACCTAATTTCCCATACTTCAAAGCAAGCCAACTTTTATCGCCTGCATGCACTAAATGTGGTGGGTCAAAAACTACTGCATGAAAAGTCTCATCTTCAAAAGGCATGTTTCTGAAATCCATTTCGATGTCTGGATTGATTTCAAGTGAGCGCCCATCACACAAAATATGTGATTCTTTACGTATATCCCCAAAGGTCACATTTGGATTGCTACGATCAAAATGAAACATACGAGAACCGCAACAAGGGTCTAAAACTTTAGCCGTCATTTTTCACCTGCCTTATTCGCACCCCAAGCAGATAAGCTGTCTTGTTGTGCAGGAATAAATTTAATAAGTTGATGCTCTCTAAGTCCCTGAAGTAGCTTTCTAAACTTATTCAGACTTAGTCCTTTATCTTTAATGCGAAGGGCGCTATACATTTGGCGCGTATAAGCGACCTTATTTGCATTTATGAATTGAAGAGCTTCTTGCTCAATTTCATTTAAGTTCGGGCAAGCAATCTTTTCTTTATTAGTAAAGTTCACCCTAGTAACTCCTCAATTCGCTCTATGCTGTCTATAACTTCAACTCGTTGGCCCATCTTGCGCATGCGTTCATGTTCACGTGCTTGGGCTGCGGTTGGCTTTTCTTTTGGTGCCTTTAGCTCTGCCCAAAAAGTATTGTCCGGTAGCATTACCAGACGGTCGGGCGCAGAGTTGCGGCTAATCCATTTAACCTTGCGGACTTCACCCCCTAGGGCTTTGACCTTGTCCACAAGGTATTTTTCAATTACTGATTCGCGCATGACTATTGATGCTCGGCGTATTTCTTTGCACCGCATTCACACTTATAAACGCCCTTTAGACTAATTCGCATCGTGTTAATTGTTTGTGTGCGAACTTCAACGTTTTTAACGAAATTCCATTTGTGACGGGTTCCAACTGTGCATTTTTTCATGGTGTTAATCCTTCTTATAACAATACGATTCGCGCATATTTACGCCCGTAAAGGCATAAGCACAGCACGTACGTTTTTGATTTCTGTACTTAGAAAATCAATGTGCGCTGCGCTTGAAGGTCCGACTGTTGGGGTTACTTTGACTTGTGGTACCAAACTTTTATCACCAAGGGTTTTTGCAATCTTTTGAAAATCGACTAGGTATTTCCAATCGAAAGTAGGGTAATCGCCTTTGTACTCATCGCCTTTAGCTTTTGGAATAACACGCTGCCAAGCGGGGAATTTATTATCAAATGCTCGAAAACGTTCATTTATATCTGTACCTGACACTTCCAAAGTGCCGTCAAGTCCATCTAATGTTACTTTTACTAATTTTTTAATGTCTTTAATTCCTGTAGCTTTCTTTGCAAGAAACTCAATAGCATCACGTGGAATAATGACTTGTTGAAGTTTGGCATCTAGTCCTTCAACTTCTGCGTAAAACATTCTGTGACCGTCGGTTGAAACAACATGCCCGTGGTCAATAGCAACGCCCTGTAAATAGTGACGTACGTCTTTTTTAGCTGAGCAAATAACAGCAGCTTTTAAAGTTGCCAAAGGTATTGAAAATTTAATCATGGTGCTAATCCTTCTTATAGCGATATGACTCAAAGCCCGCTGCCGCTAAAGGCAAATCAAGTGCCCATTCGGGATTGGTAGCAAGCAGGCGTGATAAATGTTCATGGTTGTATTCCGGTACGTCATCGGCTTCTGTAATCACTTCATCGTGTACAGATAAATCAATTTCGTATCCTGAACTGTCGATTAAAGGCATGTTGTGGCCGAGAACATCACGGGCAACTGCTTGCGTAATGTTCTCGGCAAACTTGCCGCCATAGGTGTAAAGTCGTTCCCATTTACGTGTGTATTGGTTATTGCCCATGTAGGAAATTCTGTTATCGTCCGCTTTTGCACCCGGATAACAAAGGAAACGTCCGCTTGGCAATTTGATGTAAAGCCAAGAGCCTTTTTTAATGAAAATTACTTTGCGGCATGGAAAAGGTTTATCCGGGTTGTTAATGGCATTAATTGCTGCCACGCGAAGCTCATTCCACCATGCAGAAATATTTGGATGTGCGTAACGCCATGAGCGTTTGAATGAATCGCACACTAACCATGTATTTTTCTTTAAACCGAAAGTGGTGCGCTTTTCTTTCTTGTGCCATTCCCAAGCGCGGATTGCTTCGTTCATTATGCTTGGGTCAATGCTGTCAAAAGCCTGAGCCGCCATATCGTCAAGGTCTAAGCCGTATGCAGCTGCGAATGTTAAAAATGCACCTACACCGCCTTCATAACCTAAAGCTAATTCTTGAACCTTACCGACTTGGCGTTGTTCTTTGTCTACATCTTCAGGCGATACGCCAAACGATTTTGCATAAGCCAACTTATAAAGGTCGTGGCCTTTGCCCGCATCGAAATCATAGAATGCTTTAATTTTCCATGTTTCACCTGCAAGCCAAGCTAATGCACGACCTTCAATGTTTGATAGATCGGCTACAACTAGCTTTTTGCCTTCTGGCGCACAAATACAACCACGGATTGCTGAACTTGTTAGTTCCATGACATTTTCATAGAACATATCCGCACAGCCGATTTTTAAAGTCTCAATACCTTGGTCGATTACGTCTTGTTTGAGCGTAGGGCGCGGCAAGTTTTGCGGTTGGAATAATCGGCCCGCCCATCGTCCTGTGCGTGATGCCCCATTGAACTGTAAAGTTCCACGTAGGCGACCATCTGAGCTAACACCTTTAGCAAGTGCAAAATATTTTGCTGTACTGGTGGTTGATGCCTGTAAACGGATGGCAAGCAATTCGCGCACTGCAAGCGGCAAAGCGTCATCATTAATACGGCGCTCTAAAGTTGATTTCTGCATATCTGGCAGTGAAACACCGTGCGCTTCAAGAATATGCTTAAGCATTGCATCCCGTTGGGTAGCCGCTTGCACTTCACCATCTGTTAATGCAACCGTGCGTTTTGCCAATCCCTTTTGCGCTTTGTCTACTGCTTCAATTGCAGATTTAACAAGTTCAAGATCAATGCAAACACCGCGGTCATTAATTTTTTGGTCAAGGTGCCAAAGTGCTAGTTCAGCTCCACGATAATTCCACTTCGGAATTCGTTTATGCAATTCGCGCATCGCCAAAATATCGTTTTTGGCATAGTCAAGGAAACGCGCCCATTCAAGAGGATGTGTTTGACTGGTAGCGCGGCGTAATTTTTGATTAGCAGGGCGGGGCTTGCAGAAAAGCTGAATAAGTTGTTTACCTGCTTTGTCTTTTGCCTTGTCCTGATCGATCTTGAAAATTTCACAAAGTGAATCAAGCGAACCGGGCAAAGAATGGCTCAAAGCTTGGACCATTGTGTCTTCCCAACGTTCGATTGGTAGAACAATATCAAGGCCCATTTTTGGTAAAGCATGGCGTAAAACGGTACGGTCAAAATGCGAATTGTGAGCGATAAGTTTTACATTTGGATCATTCAGTAATTTGCAAAGTTCATTTGATAAAGGATTTGATGCAACATCTTCAACATGAACAGGGCCGTCATTTAAAGCCCAAGCAAATACTGTAATTTCAACTTGTTCTGCATAAGCATGCGTGCCGTTTTTAATTGGCACTTCGCAATATGTCTCAAGGTCAAGCCAAAGGATGTCATCCATTTTTATAATTCCTATTTTGCTTTGGTAAAGTGAACGCAGAGGGTCAGCAATACATCCACTTTCCAAAGCAACCCGCATAATGCGAGATGCTTTTAGTTTTAGGCTTCGAAAACACCTTGGTAGAATTCGCCTTGAAGTTCGGCTAATTTCTCTTTTAGGATTTCGATAAATTGATCTGCGCGTTTTTGGTCGTGGTTGTCTTTACCGATAAAACGCAAAATAAATGTAGGTTCAGAGTTATTTACGGAAATACGAAGGGAAATGGTGATTGCTTCAACAGGCAAGCCTTTGTAGCTTTCAGTGTTCAACACGATTGCAGTAGGTAAGTGTTCATCAATGCCTGTAGCTTCTAGGCTTTCTGCTGCACTGCGTTGGTATCCCATTTCAGCAACATGGCTGTTTAATTCCGCGTTTTTAGCAATTTTTACTTTGCGTAATGCGCGAATGCCTTTATCGAATGGAATTACGGTATTTAAGGTTGCCCCATCTTCACCAGTAGATTTACCTTGAAGGGTAATGAACTCGGCCCAATCGTCTAATAGATCGATTAAATCTTCTTGGTTATAACGGCGGGTATTAGCAATTTCAAAAGCGATAAATTCAGGCTTTTTATCCAAAACTAAAACGGCAGTGTCGTCAGCATGACCAGGGTCGGCTTCATTACCAATGTTAAAAAATGCTTCTGCTTTAAGTGTGCTACGGGTATTAATGAAATTTTTTAAGCCTGCAACGCCACGTGCTTTTGCATACTCAACAAACGAATCAATATTGCTTGTGTTGAAAGTGCCGCGGAAACGGTCACGCAAAGCATTAAATTTTTCTGTGCTATGGACCTTAAAACCTTCAGGTACGATTGCAATTGAAGCTGTTTTATCAACCTGAACAGGTAAGTTGCCTTGTGCTGCAATTGCTAGCGCTGCGATTTTGTCTACGTTTAGTTGTTCCATGTGTTATTTACCTTATAAATTTTGGTATGAAAGGGATTAGCCGTTTAGATAATCTTCGGCTTTGACGCGTTCGGGCATTAAAGACAACTTGCCGCCTTGAAGAACATGCATAGGGGTCTTGCCGCTAGCATTTTCGGTTTTATCGCCTGTTTCGGTCGGGGCTTTGAAATTGATTTTGTGGGCAACTTCGACTTGATTACTGTCAGAAATCTGGTTAATGGTTAATTCCAAAGTAACTTTGCCTGCTTTGCCGTGAGTCACTACGGCACCTGCTACAGTTGAAAGGAATAGACCTAATTGCTTTTCAGCTACACCGCTTTTTAGGTCACCAAGAAATTGAGGTACATCGGTTAGATTATTCATTGTTGTTTTCCTCATTTAGGATTTAAAAATTCGAGTCACACTATCGCAGTGACCGCGGTAAACGCCTTTCGAGTCAAGGTGCAAAATCGTTTACGGCCGTGGTTATTTCCAGTATCGACACTCACGGCTTGTCGATTTAGCGTCGGTCTCCTAACGCACTGGCCACTCATCCACTTACGCGAATAACGGGTCCGCGCCTTCTTCATCTGCGCTTAAGTCTTCGAAATCGTCTTCAGACGCTACGCCACCACCTGCAAACGCTTCACCGTCTTTCAGGAATTGCACACCGCGAAGTGATGCGTTGATACGTTTGCCGTAGTTGTTGTCTTGGCACCAAAGCTCAATTGCAGCATTCACGTAGCAACCTGCATAAGGTCGACCGTCTGCTTGAACTAACGGTGTTTTACCGTCACGGTCGAAAATTGTTGGACGGGTTTTATTACGTGCTGAAATAAAGTAGTTACCCGCATAGCCTTCGTAATCGCCTTTAGTGTCACCATCGTGTAAAGCCATACGGTCTTTGGTTTCGATTTCTTTTTTAACTTGAGGCCATTTAGCGCCCCATTTTTCAGCACCCATTTTGTCCATCGCCTTACGGATTTCATCAAGCTGCGGATGATCGCTAGCAAGAATGAAAGACGCAGAGAAAGCGGGGTCGCCTTCGCCATTTACAGTTTTAGCTTCAAATAAAGCAGGGAAAGCAAGGCGTACATTGTTTAAACGAATTTTCATGGTTATTACTCCGATACTGTTAAATCTTCAAATTGTGGTTTCATGTCCAAAGCGGGACGTTTGTCGCTTTCAGGTGCGACAGTAGGTTTACCGTCCGCCTGAGTAATAAGGGCTTCAATTTTTGTCCATTGGCGCGGGCCGATAGCTTCATCTTTCTTGAGACCTTCCGCCTTTGTTGGACTAATCAATTTCAGGTCATACATCTGTTCAGTTTTAAGACGCATGCTTTTAAGCATTTTTTCTGCTTCTTCTGCATCGGTCCAAGCGCGGTTGCCTTTCTTGCCTTGAACCATCTTGAAGCCGGGTATTACTTCACCTGCATGCATCTTTTGGTGCACCGCTGAATCGACCGCCTTAATCCATCTTTCGAGAAGAGGGATAACTGCATACATTCGGCTAAGCTGAGCGTTGGTTGCACTTACAACTTGTGCCGTTGCATTGGTGATTTCTTCTTGCAAATCGAGTTGGGTTAAATCCTCAAACTCGCCTGCAATGGTTTCTACCAAGTGCTTTTGTAAAGCAGGGCAAGTTGCCTTTGCTTTACACCAATGGCACTGTTTCTCACCCGGATTAAATGAGCTGTCTAGGTCAGCGATTGCACCCATATCGCCTTCATCTAATCCCGCTTCTAAAGAATGGATGTGAGAAACAGAAGCCTTTGCATCACGTGCGAAGTCGTAAAGCTCTTCAACTGTTAATACAGATTCAGACTGATAGCCTAAGCGTGGTTGATGGATAACCATTCGTACTTGTTGAAAGTCGCCGAACATTCCGAAAGTTGCCAAAGCACCTAAACCGTATAGCGCAAGTTGTTCGTTGCCTTCTGCATCAACCTTTACGCCTTTACCATATTTCAGGTCGTGGACCTGAATTTCAGTTTCGGTTAGAACAACTGCATCGCTTGTACCGAAAGAACCTTCTGCACCTACAAACTCGGAAAAATCAACACGCTGTTCTACAAGCAACTCGTTGCCTTCAGCTTGGGAACGCACCGCATCTAAATAGATTTGGACGTTCTCAACCATTTCTGCTTCTACTGTGAAGAAGTTAGAAACAGGGCTTTCTGTGGCTTCATCAATCCAAAGGGCGTTGCCTTTGATAATGACAATTGTGTGGCCTTCAAAATCCGCTGCATTCTTACCTTGCTCTAAGCATTCCGAAGCAAGGAAATGTGCAGCGGTGCCTAGATCAGCATGCTCTGAGCTGCTGTCAGGTAGGTCTTTCTCAAGAATTACGCTACCTGCGCAACGCATCCAACGGTGAGCCGAAGAAGGACTTAATTTTGCATGTGCTGTCATGACTTAATCCTTATTGAGCTGCCGTAAAGCCCGCTGCAACTGCCAAAGCAATAATGATGAACAGGGCAAGGGTAAAACCAATTAACTCACCAACAGTAAAAACGGCTTTGATTCGCTTATTTAAAAAATGGGTTTGAGTGTTCATGCGCATTTCCTTATGCAAGTGCTTTTTCGCAAGCTTCAATTACAGCTGCGTATTTATCCGTAGGGATTGTTGCAACCGTAGTAACGCCGATATCGCTTAAGATTTTTAAAAGTGCAGCACGGTCTTTTTTAGCTACTGCTAAACAAGTGTCTTTCACTTCTTTTTCAGTGATTTCTGATTTAGTTGTTTCTTCAACAACTTCATCTTTTGGCTCTTCAACAGGTGCAGTTTCAGATTTGGTTTCTTGTACTTCTTCAACCTTTTCTGCTTTGGTTTCTTTAACCGTTTGAGTTTTTGCAGGGTTAGAAGTTTTAACTTCGGCGTTTTTAATTTCTGGCTTTGCTTCTGCCGTTTTGGTATCACCAAATACATAAACTTCGATGTTTGAAGCTTGTGCAACGATATCTTTTGAGTTTGTTAAACCCGCTTTGATAAGGTCTTGGCAGATTAGGCTGCGCCATGTATGAATATCTGTTGTCATGGTTTTTATCTCACTTGTTGCGTTTGTCTCAACATGATTGATAAGTTACTCACAACATTAAGTTGCGTCAAGTGCAACTTTTTAAAAATATGCATAAAAAAACCTGCTTTTAAAGCAGGTCTTTGAAAATTAATGAATTAAAGTTTTAACTAAATCTTGTACGGCGTTTTGCACGATATACATAGCGTACCGAATCGATAACTTGACCCACAAAAATACAATCTTCGTCTAAGGGAATGATGTTCGGAATAAAGTTTGGGTTGATGGCTTGAAGGTATCTTGAGCCGTCAGATTCAATGATTAATTTCTTAAAAGTTGCATCGGAATGTTTACGAACAACGATTACATCGCCCGATTGCATATCGGCATAATAAACAGATGGGTCTACTAAAATATAATCACCTTCTAAAAATTCAGGCTCATTACTAACGCCCTTTACTTTTAGATAGAAACAATCTTCACAACCATCATCAGGTGCGGGCAACCATTCAGTTACTTCTGATAAATCAACAGCTTCTGCATTTGTCCAAACGCCTGCTTGTACCCAAGAAAGTACAGGGAGCTTATTGTTTTTGCGAAGGCCTGTAACGTTAGGCTGTTCAATACCTTCAGCCATTTCAAATAGCGCTGACACTGTCACATTAAAAGCTGAAGCAATTTTTTCGAGCTTATCTATATCGGGAAATTGTTTACCAGATTCATAGCGGGAAACATTGCCCTTATCGACCCCTAACTTATCTGCAAGGTCTTGTTGGCTCATCTTTTTAGCTGCTCTCAACTGCTTAATTGCATTACCTAGTCCGGCCTTCATGTGTTTTTCCAAATGTGCGCTATTTAGCATTGTTGAGAAATTTTATTATTAAGTTTGCGTTTGACGCAATAAATTTCAACGCAACAAGTCTTGATAATTTGTTGCGTTTAATGCAACATGAGTCTAATTGTAGGATGAAAGGTAATTAAAAATGTCTACACCGCTTCGTCAAATCAGACTGAAAAATAATTATTCCCTTGCGGAAGTAGCGGCGGCTGTTGGTTCTGACGCGGGGAACTTATCGCGTATTGAAAAGGGCAATCAAAAGCCGTCCTTACAACTAGCAGCAGACCTTTCAAAGTTTTTCAACGAAGAAATCTCTGAGTTAGAGCTTCTTTACCCTGAGCGCTACGTAACAGAAGGGTATTTCGAAGACCTCACACAAGAGGAGAATGCCGAATGACTGAAGGTCAAAAATTTGATAACGCGAAGCCACGTTTCTCGTTAATTCCAAAAGGTTCGCTTGCGCCCGTAATCAATGTACTTGAATTCGGTGCGCGTAAATATTCAGAAGACAATTGGCGCAAGGTTGCCAATGCAGAAACACGATATTTCGATGCAGCTCACCGACACCTAAACGCATGGTGGGATGGACAAACAGCAGACCCTGAAACGGGTGAATCACATTTAGCACATGCAGTTAGCTGTTTGCTTTTCATTTTGGCATTGGAACAAGAAAAGAGCTTGTCACGCCCGATCTGCAGTACTTGCGGATTTGCTCCATGTGAATGTAAGCAAACTCTTGCAAACACGGATACCTACCGACCGTTACGAAACTCTTATTCAGTTGAATGGGGGCGTTGATATGGATGCTAAACAATTTATTCGTGAGTATGGTCTTGTGAAGGCTAATAAAGTTGTTGATGGCGCGCCTAGTAATGCTGAGAGTTTTCAAGATGGTTACTACTTCAGAACTAAGCCGCAATTTGAATTTCACAACGGTTTTCACCCTGTTTGGAACATAACGGATAACGATGGTGCGTATTTCAAAAAACGGGGGTTCGATCCGGTAGGGATTAATGATCTGAAAATGGCGCTTGAAAGTATTCGCATCGTTGATCAATTCGGTGGAATAGAAAAAGCTAAGTTCAAATCACGAACCAAAGACGGGATGGGTTATTTAAAAGAGTGCATCGCGGATGTTGAAGCAATTTATGCTAATCCACAGTTTACCTACACGGTTTTAACTGGCGCCCAAGTCGGTTCAGTGCTTCAGCTCACGCCACAAATTGATGACATGGGCGACGATAGTAACTTAGATCATCACGCTTCACCTTTCTGTGAGGTGCGTGACGTATGAGCTATTTCAAGGAACACGGAAAAACCTTACTTGCTCATCACTACATGATTGTACCGATCAAGCAAGGTTTAAAACGTCCTGTTATGGATGGGTGGCAAAACGTTCGGCTTACTGCCAGTGACATACCGCGCTTTGCAAATCAAGGCGTAGGTATTTTAACGGGTCAAGGACCTTTCCCGATTTGTGCAGTTGATATCGACGTAACAGACGCGGATTTATCACACCAGTTTGCAGAATGGTGCCGTGATAATTTAGGTGTGAGCTGTGAACGTGTCGGGAATGCACCAAAGATATTACTGGTGTATAGAGCTGAAGATTCTGATTGGGGTAAATCAACTTCGGCGTGGTTTGCCGATCCTGCCGAAGTAGATAAACCTTTTAAAGAAATACACAAACATCGTATCGAAGTGCTTGGGCGCGGTCAACAATTCGTCGCGTACCATGTTCACCCTGATACGGGTAAACCGTATGAATGGGTTGATTTCTTCGGTGGGCTAACTGAATTTGCTGCTAACGCTTTGCCGACCATTACCAAAGAACAGGTCGAAGAAGCGGTAAAAGCTTTTGAACGTATGGCCGAAGAACACGGCTTTGTGCGTGTGAAAAACAGCAAGTCACGTATTGGTGCTTTGACGTCTAGCGAACTCGCGGATGAAGAAGATTTATTAATGACGACCACGGCAACAATCGGTTGGTCGTTGGATGATGCAAAAAAATATTTAGAACATATAGACAATGAAGATTATGACACTTGGTTGCGTGTGGGGATGTCTTTACATCATGAGTTTGACGGCAGTGACGTTGCTCTCGAACTATGGAATGAATGGAGTTCTACCGCATCGAATTACGTTAGCTTTGAAGAGCTCGAATACCGTTGGGGTACGTTTAGCGGTACGGGTTCAACCATCATCACAGCGCACTGGTTACTTAAAACAGGTCGTGAATCTAAACAAGCAAAACTTAGATTAGAGAAACGGCAGATTCTTGCTGACATTAAAAATCAGATTGCTGATTGCCGTGACCAACAAGAGTTGTTGCAAGTAGTAGCCAAAGAAGCGGGCAAGGTTGCAGGTACTGACCTTGCTTTACGCACAGAACTATCTGGACTTATCCGTCAACGCTTCAAGCAATTAACAAAGATCAGCATTTCAGCGCGTGAAGTGAATATCGCAATGGGCGGCCGCAAAGTGCAAATTGCACTTGATGACGCCCAAAAGCGCCCGATGACTGAATTCGGTAATGCTTCAAGAATGCTAGACGCTTACGGCAATGAAATTATGTTTATTGCCGAAACAAATACCTGGTACCGATGGAACGGCATTTATTGGGAATCGTGCGTGAACATGGTCATCGAGCAGTATGCAAAGCAAACTGTTTTGGCTATGGGCGATGAGGCCAAAAAGATTGATGACGATGCACAACGTGCCGAATTCTATCAATTCTGTGCAATGTCTCAAAAGGCGTTCATGGTTAAAAACATGGTGACGCTTGCTCAATCCGACCCGCGTGTATTGGTTCCGATCAAAGAATTAGACAGTGATATTTATTTACTGGGCTGTGCAAACGGCGCAGTGAATTTGCGTGATGGTGAATTGGTTAAGCCTAACCAAGAATTGCTAATCACATATAGCACAGGTGTTGAATACAACCCAAAAGCCAAATGCCCTTTATTTGAAAAGACTGTTCTTGATGCCTTTTTTGGTGATGAAGAAATGGCTAATTTTTTCCGTCGTTTAATGGGCTACGCGATTCTAGGCAACCCTGTTGAAAACCTAATGATCATTCCTTTCGGGGATGGTGCCAACGGTAAATCAACTGTATTCACAACAATATCCAAAGCTCTTGGCGATTATTCAACTACTACTCCGGCAGAGACTTTCTTAGGTGATGCCAAAGCATCGGCGGGCGGTGCGCGTGAGGATATTTTACGTTTACGTGGTTCCCGCTTTGTCTATGTCGGTGAACCGGAAGAAAACAAAGAGCTGAAAGAAAATCTCGTTAAAACCATAACGGGTGGCGAGAAGCTTAGCGCACGCGGTCTTTATTCTAGACACACAGTCGAGTTTTCGCCCACTTGGACGGTTGTGATGCCTACGAACCACAAGCCAATCATTAAAGGAAGCGACCATGGTATATGGCGGCGTTTAATGATGGTCCCTTTTGAACGTAACTACGATAACGACAAGACGCTTGTTAAAGACCCTTTTCTAGCAACGAAGTTGCTTAATGAATTACCGGGTGTTTTAGCTTGGCTTGTGCGTGGGGCAATTGAATATCAGCAAGAAGGTTTAAACCCGCCTGAAAAGACGAAAAAAGCACGTGACGAATACCGCGATGAAATGGACCTGTTGAAAGACTGGATTAGCGAATGTTGTGAAGTTGGGGACCCTGAAACGGTTTCTGAGTTGTCCTCAAAGCTTTGGGAAAGTTGGCAAGAGTACGCTTCTAAAAAAGGTGAATTGCGGTACATACCGACTTCAAGAAGTTTGGGACGGCGTTTGAGTTCAAAGTTCAAAACAGCAAAAGGCGCAAATGGTGCGAGAAAAATGCTCGGTATTCGTGTGCGAGTTTCTGCAGATTCAGATTTGTTTGAGGACGAAAGCGGTAAGCATTAGAGGTTGAACACGTAGTTTTTTGCGTATACGCAAATTTCTGCGTGTTTGTAGGTGAAAAGGTTTCGGTTTTAGTGGCGTTAAGGCGTTTAAGTGGCATTTTTCTATAAGTTTCTATTTATATATATAGGACTTTCCCTGAAAAACATAAATAAACGCCTTAACGCCACTCCAAAGACAAAAACGCAAAAATTAACGACTTGGAGGAGCGCGCCCATGCCTGTTTTGGCTTTTCTCCCTGAATTTGTAGTGAAAGACAAAGTAAAGCGTAGCTCTGAGCCAAAAGTTACAGAGGAAGACGTGAAAAACATTCGAGCACTACATAAATCGGGCATGTCTTATAGACAACTTGGTCATAAATACGAAATTTCCCACGAAATGTGCCGACGTATTTGCGTGGGGTATTGCTATAAGGAGGTTTTCTAATGGCTTTACGTGGAAAACAACAACGATTTGTTGATGAATATCTGATTGATCGTAATGCAACGCAAGCTGCAATTCGCGCAGGATATTCTGCAAAAACTGCATATTCAATCGGCGAACAGAACTTGAAAAAACTTGAAGTTAAAAAAGCCATTGAAGAAGGCGAAAAAGAACTTGCAGAACGCAACAAGATCACACAAGACAAGGTATTAAATCGCTTATGGGAAATGGCAACGGCTGACCCTAACGAATTAACGCGATACACACGTGTTAATTGCCGATTCTGTTGGGGTATTGACCACAATTACCAATGGACAGTAGGCGAATTTAAAAGAGCAATTCAACACGCGCACGACACGAATGCACCTGAACCAAAATGTGAAGGTGGTTTAGATTTTGATCGTCTCAAAGCGCCGAATCCAGATTGCCCAGAATGCCGCGGCGAAGGCGTTGGATATACGTATATTGCAGATACGACACGTGTAAGTGACCAAGCCAAATTGCTTTATGCAGGTATTAAAGAATCTCAGCACGGCATAGAAATCAAAATGAATGACCAAGTCGCTGCTTTGATTAAAGCAGGTCAGCACATTGGCATGTTCAAAGAGCGTGTAGAACTTGGCAACGACCCAGAAAACCCGCTAACCGATCCAAAAGCAGCAAGCACACAGTTAAGCCTTCTTGCCAAGTTGAAAAAGGCGAAGGCCAAAAAGGAGAAAGGCGATGCGTGAACAATTTGAAAAAACACTATCTGCAAATAGCGGTCTGCACTCTGGTCATATCTTTTGGCATGAAGAGAGCCAACAGTACCACGCTACTGATGACGATTATGTTGAAGAAGCTGAAGGCATGAATTGGTCATTGGCTACATTCACAAAATGTCAGAAAGAAATCCAAGGGCTGCGAATGCTTCTATGGTTTGTCAAAGATCATTTCGATATGAATGGCTTAGACAAGGCAATGCCACGCGTCTATGAAAAATTAAAAGACGCAACTACCCACATCATTAAATCTAACCACAACACATCATGCACATATCAATTTGAACTTGCATTTCACAACCTGCAAGACACGCCTGAGCTACGCAAGATTTATTGGTCTGCATTAGGCCAATTGCACTTTGATTCTAATGATCAGGTTATTCCACCAGAGCTTGAAGAGTGCCCATGTTGTAAGCAGCCAATCATTCGCAAAATCGGCACTGAGACAGAAGGCTATGAGACTTATGAAATAGGCGTTGATGAAAGCGGCAATAGATATATTCGTCATCCACATTGTGAGTGGGAGCCTGAAGAATGATTATAGCTGCCGTAATTCTTTCTCTTGCATTCACAGGCCTTATTGTTGGTTCAGTGACGTTTTTGTTGATCAAATTAAGATGCATCAGCAAGGAAAAAGCATTTTCATACTTCACTTGGATGTTTTTTATACTTTCTATTGGTCTTTATTTCAAATTATTTGGCAATCAACACTATAAGGACCTTTCAGATATTTGGCTTATTTTTGCAATGAGTTACAGCTTTGTTTTTGGACCTGAAGATTGGGGAATGTATGACCAAAACAACTGATGACGAACTACTCGCATTAATTGCGGATATGAGCGAATCGGAAATTGAGCAATTTATTAATTTGCTTGATGAAGATGAACGTGCAGTTATCAGCAGGATTCTTGCAAATGCGCCTGTATGGTTTCCGCTTGAAGGTCCGCAAATGGCAGCTTACACATCGGATGCTGACATTATCGGTTACGGCGGTGCGGCAGGCGGGGGCAAGACTGACTTGATTATCGGCTCATGTCTTACTGCACATAAACGTAGTTTAGTTGTGCGTAAGGAGAAGGCACAAACAGACGGTATTGTGCAACGTGGTGAAGAAATCTTAGGCCACAAGAACGGGTACAACTCGCAAAAATCATTTTGGAACTTGGGCAAGGGTCGTCTGATTGAGTTTGGCGGCTTGGATAACATAGGTGATGAGAAGCGTTGGCAAGGTCGTGCACATGATCTAAAGGCACTTGATGAAGCTACTGAAATCCGTGAATCACAAGCACGTTTCATTATGGGTTGGAATCGTACCAGTGATCCGACCATTAAACCTAAATGCCTTTTGACCTTTAACCCTCCGACTACTGCGGAAGGCCGATGGGTGATTGATTTCTTTGCACCTTGGATTAAGAAAGGATATCCGAACCCTGCACAGCCGGGCGAACTACGTTGGTTCGCTATGGTGAATGGCAAAGAACAAGAGGTTGAGAGCAATAAGCCCTTTGTCATTATCGATGAGCAAATCGTTTATGACTTTGACCCAAAAGATTACAAGCCCGAACTCATAATTAAACCAACATCACGCACGTTCATTCCTGCACGTGTGACAGACAACAAGTACTACATGGAAACAGGCTACATGAGTACTTTACAAGCATTGCCTGAACCTTTGAGGTCACAAATGTTATACGGCGATTTCGGTGCGGGTATTGAAGATGACCCTTGGCAAGTTATTCCTACTGAATGGGTTGAAGCAGCTCAAGCACGTTGGAAGCCACTTGAAGACATGCGCATTTTGCATCGTGGTGATTTCAAGATGGATTCTTACGGATTGGACGTTGCACGTGGTGGCGGCGATAACACGATTGGTTTTGCGCGTTACGGTTATTGGTACGACAACCCGAACGTACTTGAAGGCAAAGACTCACCAGATGGGCCAACAAGCGCATCTTTTGCTGTGTCACACGTAAGAGATCATGCGCCCATTCATGTCGATGTGATTGGTGTAGGTGCAAGTACATATGATTTCTTAAAGCAATCAGGTATTCACGTTGTGCCTGTGGACGTACGCAATGCGGCAACATCTTTCGACCGTTCAGGCCAACTTAGTTTTTACAACCTGCGTTCACAACTCTGGTGGCAGTTCCGCGAAGCATTAGACCCCGCATATGGCAGTACAGTTGCATTGCCGCCTGAACCAAAGCTTTTAGCCGATTTAACGGCGCCACGTTGGGGATTGCAGGGAACCAAAATCAAAGTGGAATCTCGAGAGGAAATTATTAAGCGTATTGGCCGCAGTCCCGATTACGGCTCTGCAATTATCAATGCGCAAATTGATACACCTAAACGTCACATTATGCAGACGATCAATGCATCAGCTGCAAGACGTGATTACGACCCTTACGCGTAGTGTCAACAGGAAACAGGGCCTTTTACATGTGCCAATCGCATAATGTCGAAAAAGGCAAAACTAATCGGAGCCCTTCAATGTGCGTGAAAAATATTCTTGACGGCGTAACCAATATTCTTGGGATGGATGCACCAAAGGCGCAAGTCATTGCACCGCCAAAGCAACCAACGCGCCAAGATTCAAAATCTCCTGATTCATCCGCGACTATTGACCGTGTACAGCAAGCACAAAACTCCATGTCTGGTGGTATTGCAAATACGCTTTATACCGATGCTCAAGGCGTGAGTGACGAAGATTTGCGCTTAGGCAAGAAAGCTTTATTAGGCGGTTAAGATGACTGAAGACGATATCAGAGCGCTGAAAAAACGGTTTGATGCTGTTTGGCAATTACGTGTAAATGATATGGACGATTATTGTGCCGAATTAGCATTACACGTTTTGCCTGCTGCCATCAAAACGATTAAAAACCAAGAAAAGCATGACCGATCTGCATGGTCCAAAATTGTTGATAACACTGGTAAAGACTCGTTGAAAACCCTTGCAGCGGGTATGGTATCGGGCACTTGTTCACCAAGTCGTAAATGGTTCACCTTGCAAGCCGCAGATGAATCATTGCAAAAGGATATTGAAGTTCGCCAATGGCTTAAAGCTGTTGAGGATGCTTGTTATGTTGCTTTTTCAAAAAGCAATGTTTATCGAACTGTGCATCATATTTACATGCAAGAAGGCGCTTTTGGCATTGGTGCGGCGTTAGCACCTGAACATGGCCGCAATTCAAAAGCTCAACTTATGGATTTAATACCGCTTACCTTCGGTGAGTTTGCTATCACAACGGACGAGTTTAATAAGCCGAACGGCGTTTATCGCAAATTCAAATTAACCTCTATCAACATGGTTAAATACTTTGGATTGGATAACGTTTCGGATGCTATTAAGAATGCGTTTGAAAATAAAAACTACGAACAAGAGTTTGAAGTTTGCCATGCGATTTATGAACGAGTAGATGTAAAAGGGTATGGTCCTAAAAACATGCCTTTCGCTTCAATTTACTATGAACCAAGTTCATCAGATAAATTACTACGCGAAAGTGGCTTAATGAGTTTTCAGGTTATTTGCGGCCGTTGGACTGTTTCAAGTAGTGATGTGTACGGTGAAGGCCCTGCAAGCGATTGTATTGGTGATTTACGTGCATTACAGAAAGGTCATCAACAAATTGCAGTAGGTGTGGACTATCAAGTTCGACCGCCTTTGCTTTTACCTGATTACTTAAAAGGTCATGAGCGTGAGACATTGCCAAATGGTATTGCATTTTACCAAGCATCACCAACGAGCCAAGTTGCACAAGTTCAAGCGATGTTGAATGTGCAGTTTGATTTGAACGGTGTTATGGCGCAGATTGCACAATGTCAAGAGCGTGTTAAACGCGCATTTCATACAGATTTGTTCAAGATGCTTGATGCTTTTGATAAGGGCAAAATGACCGCTACAGAAGTATATGAGCGCAAATCTGAAAAGATGCCCATGCTTGGTCCGGTAGTAGAACGTCAAATTGATGAATTATTGCGTCCACTCGTTGAAATCTGCGTTGAGCGTGTATTGGCAAACAGTGAATACCTACGTCAAATTGCACCAGAAGCGATTCAAAACGCTGATGTCGAAATCAATTTCGTATCCATACTTGCACTTGCACAGAAATCTTCTGGTTCGGCAATTCTTGAACGTGCCCTTGCCATGATTGGGCAAGTAGCCCAAGTTGACCCCCAAGTACTCGATAAAGTTGATACAGATAAATTTATGGATGAATACGCGGAGATTAACGGCGTATCGCCTGATATTTTCCGTCCTCAACGTATCGTTGATCAAATCCGTAGTGACCGTGCAGCGCAACAACAAATTGCACAGCAACAAGCCCTTGCAGCCCAACAAGCTCAAACACAAAACACCAACGCCGATACGGTGAAAACTGTAAGCGATACAGACGCAGAAACTTTGTCTGACATGTTCTTGCAAGGCGGTGGTGCATGAGCGATTTAGAAACCAAAGGTAAAGAAAATAAGAGCGAGCGTGACCAGGAACTAAATGACCTGCGCTCAATCTTAGAAACCGAATATGGTAAGCGTTTTTTAATGCGCTTAATTGATCGGGCAAGCGTATTTCAACCCACCTATGGCGGCGGGTCACAAATCAGTGATTTTGCTTTCATGGAAGGCCGCCGAGAGTTTGGACTATTCATACTTGGTGAAATCACACAAGCCAATTCAGATGCGTGGTTAGACATGCAAAAACAAAGATTTTCAAAACTTAAAGAGAAGGTGAACCATGAGCGAAGTGACAACAACTACGACAGCAACTGATGCAGCAACTACCGCTACCACAACAGATACACCTGCTGCAACTACAACTGCTACTGAAACAGGCGGGAACAATCCTGTTACAACTCAGGTTGAAACCACACCTACCACAAACACCAGTAGTGAAAATACTGAAACCAAGCCCGAAGTTTTATTAGGTGGTGAAGAACTGCCTGCAGAACAGCCAATTCAATACACAGATTTCACTATGCCTGAAGGGTATTCACTGAACCCAGAAGATTCAAAAACACTTCAGGAACTTGGGCAACAGTTCAAAATGCCACAAGAAGCAGTGCAAAAACTTGTTGATTTAGGCGTGCAAATGCAACAACGACAAGCGCAGGAACAGCAAAAAGTGATTGCTTCTTGGGTTGATGCAGCTAAAGCGGACCCTGAATACGGCGGGGAAAAATTGAAAGAAAACCTGTTGACAGCACAACGCGCCTTCAGCTTACCACGTGGCGCTGAAATCTCTAAGATTCTCTTTAAGAGCGGACTCGGTAACCATCCCGCTGTAATTGGCTTTATGACAGAAGTTGGCAAGTTGTTAGAAGGTGACAACATGACACATGGAAAAGGTACAAATACAGCGAACGTGGCACCAGCGGCCGTATGGTATGACAAATCATAAGGAATACTTAGATGCCTACGATTGTACAAACAAACCCAACCTTAGCCGACGTTGCCCATAACATTGGTACGAACTCTAAAGTTGGGGCGATTATCGAAGTACTCAACAAACGTCAAGACTTACTTGACGATGCTGTAGTGCTTGAAGCAAATAGCGGTACCCACAATAAAACTAGCGTTCGCTCAGGTTTACCAAAAGGTACATGGCGTAAATTGAACTATGGTGTGCAACCTGAAAAAACATCACGTGTTCAAGTCTCTGATAGTACTGGTCAATTAACTTCATATTCAGAAGTTGATAAAACCTTGTACGACCTTCAGGGCGAAAATAAAAAACAATGGCGCTCTGAAGAAGATGCAGGCTTCTTAGAGGGTATGTCACAAGAGGTAATGGAAAACATTATCTACGGTGATGTTGCAGGTGATGTATCTACCTTTAACGGTTTAGCAACGCGTTACAACCATCTTATTGACCCTGAAACAGGCGTAGCACCTGCAAACGCTGTAAACATTCTGGATGCAGGCGGTACAGGCACTGACAATACGTCAATTTACATTGTGCAGTGGGGGCGTGAAAAAACTCACTTGTTCTATCCGCAAGGTACGCAAGCGGGTCTTGATATTCAGGACAAAGGGCAACAAACGGTACTTGATGCGCAAGGCGGCCGTTATGAAGCAATGCGAACATACTTCCAATGGGACGTGGGTTTATCTGTACGTGACTGGCGCTCGGTTGTTCGTATCGCAAACATTGATGTTTCGGACCTTTCAAAAGATGCATCTACTGGTGCAAATCTTATTGATTTATTGGACGAAGCACTTTCTCTCTTACCACTTGCAGGTTCAGCACGTACAGCAATCTACATGAACCGTACTGTTAACCAAGCGCTTAAAGGCCAAGTCAATCACTTTAAAAATGTGCGCTTGACTCTTGAAGACTTCCGTAAAGACGGTAGCCGCAAAATTCAAGCATGGGATGGTGAGCCGATTCGCATCTGTGATGTGATTCTTAACACTGAAGCCCGTGTAGTTTAAGGAGAATTTAACCATGGCATTAGTTGATAAATTACTACAGTTCTCCGATAAGCAAGCTATTGCGGCGGGTGCTAGTACTTTCACTTTGGACACAGTGCATAAGTCTGTTGGTACAGCGGGTTTACCTATCTGCCTTCAAGGGCATGTAGTCGGACCTGCAAACGCTACCGTTACAGTGACACTTGAAGAAAGTGCGGACGGTACAACTTTTACAGCGGCAGCCGCATCAAAAGCGTTTAAAGCTGCTGAACTGAACAAAGGTACGTTCTTTTACGTGAACAGTGCGACAAAACGTTTTATCCGTTTGTCTTATGCGGTTGCCAATGCGCCTACTGGATCTATTTCGGCTTGGTTGGGCAATGAAGCGGATATCCGTACAAACTATGACGCTGTAAGCGGCGCAACTGTTCCAGTTTAAGGAGTTGGTAGATGTCAAATCAAGTTGAAGTTGTTGCGATTAAAAAGGGTTTTTATCACGGCATTCGTGATGTTGGTACTAAATTTTTTGTGCCTTCCGATTTGCTCACAGGTAAAAAAACTTGGTTTAAACCTGTTAATGAAAATTACGTATTTTCAGAACAGCAAAACGCAGACCCTAACAACCCATATACACGAATGAATAAAGACGCGCTCACACAAGCTGCCGTTGAAAAAGGCATTCAGTTATCAGGGGCTGAAACCAAAGCGCAAATTATTGAGCTTTTAACAGCTGGGTAAAGCCTATGAGATCAATTGTTGATCTTTGCAATTTAGCCCTGTCGCATCTCGCGCAGGGCTATGTTGTAAATGAACTAACCGAACCGACAAAGCATGCAAGATTGTGTAATACCTTTTACCCAATTTGCCGTAGAGAGCTGTTGGACAACGAACATCAATGGACGTTTGCCATTAAACGCGTTCGATTGAATGTCGATGCAGGGTATGAGTTTGGCACGGCGTATGTGCTGCCGAGTGATAAGGTCCGTATCTTTCAGCTTGAATCAGGCAGCCGATTCTATGTTGAAGGCAATCTTCTATTCACAGAAGATACCGCACCAATCTTACGCTATGTTCACGATGTGAAAGACTTGGCATTAATGCCTGATTCTTTCAAGACCGCTCTATCTTTTTTATTGGCCGAGCGAATCGCAGGACCATTGACACAGAACGAGCAATTACAAAGGAAAATGATGGCAGGCTATGCAATGAGCTTAAACCAAGCCATTTTCATTGATCTGCAACAACATCGGATTGAACCACGGCCTGAGCATACAGGCTCAATGTTTGAGGCACGATAAATGCAATATTCGTTTAATGGTGGCGTAATTTCGCCCGATATGTTTGGCCGTATTGATCAGGCGAAATATCAGACTGGTGTAGCTAAATGCAAAAACCTTTATGTCGAACTGTTTGGCGGGGTTGTCTATCGTGCAGGCTTCCGCTACGTACACCATTACCCGAAATCAATGGGCAAAATGCGTTTAATCCGTTTTGTTTTTAGTGAAGAACAAGCCGTTGTTTTGGCTATTCGTGCAGGCGCTATAAATTTCTTTGCTGACGGCGGTATGCTGCTGAATGAAAATAATGAACCTTTAGAAGTTGAAGTTCCGTATGCCGAAGAGCATTTAATGCAACTCCGCTATGCTCAATCTGCCGATGTAGTGACGATAACCCATCCTAACTATCCTCCAAGAAAAATCATTCGTAAAGGTGCAACTGAATGGACGACTGAGATAGTCACAGTGGGGTATGGCATAGGAACCCCTCAAAATGTTGCAGCAACAGCCCATATTGAAGATAAGTATAAACCCGGTGGGAATATGCACGACTCATACATTGAGCGTGATTATTCGTACCAAGTCACCGCAGTAGATGAACAAAATGAATCTGCTGCATCTTTAAAGGTTGTTGTACAAAACGACTTAACACTCGCAGGGAATTACAACACGATTACATGGGATGCGGTAACAGGTGCGAACCGTTATAACATTTTTAAACTACGATCTGGTTTGGCAAGCTTTATTGGTGAAACAACTGAAACAAGCTTCACAGACGATAATATTGAGACAAACGGTTCAATCACACCGCCATTAATTCGTAATCCTTTTGAATTTTACCCGACCGCAGTTGCGTATCACGGTCAGCGAAAAGTGTATGGCGGTGGTTATAAATCCCCCCAATGGATTCGCATGTCGCGTACGGCAACGGATGACAATTTCGGGTACCACATTCCTACTCAAGATACAGATTCAATTCAAATACGGTTTGCTGCCCGCGACGGTAACGGTGTTAAACACCTAGTTACAATGAGTGATTTACTTATTTTGACAAGTGGGGCACTTTGGAAAATGTCAGCGGATGGAGCCGTAACAGCTGCTAGTGTGAATATGAACAAGCAGTACAGTACAGGTGCAAACGATGTGACACCCGTTGAAGTTGACGGTGCTGCAATTTTTTCCTCCGATCAAACAGGGCACGTACATGAAGTGTCATTAGCAAGTGGTTATAACGCTTCGTTTTATCAAACGATCGATTTATCAATAATGTGCCCGCATCTCTTTGATGGGCATAAAATTGTAGATTGTGCATTGCTACGCAACCCTTTGAATATTATATATTTTGTACGTGGTGATGGTGTGTTGCTTTCATTAACATATGAGCCAAAGCAACAGGTTTGGGCTTGGGCAGAGCATCACACCAACGGTAAATTTTTGTCTATTGCAGAAATACCGGAGGATGATCAATCTGTTTTATATGCGTTTATTGAGCGTGACGGTTTTTATACCATTGAACGTATGCTTACAAGGCAGCCGTTAGATATGCAGGATAAGTGCTATTTAGATAGCAGCATTCAGTATAAGGGCGGTCCTACATCAACTTTAACCGGATTAGATTGGCTTGAAGGCCAAACGGTATCTGTATTCGCTGATGGGGGTGTAAAACCCGATACCAAAGTTGAAAACGGCACAATAAAACTGCCACGTGAATTATCTAATATTTGGGTTGGTCTGAATTACGAAGCTGAACTACAAACATTGCCAATTTTTCAAGAACAAAAAAATCCTGTTAAACCTAAAGTCGTGAATAAGGTTCACTTAAGAGTAAGAGAGTCTCAAAACATTTTGGTCGGTGCTAACCAAGATATTGAGGACCGCACACCGATTGATGAGTTTAAGCCGCGTAGTAATGAGCGCTATGGTAGCCCTCTTAAATTGTATTCAGGTTTAATAGAGGTACCAGTTGACAGTACTTACGAAAGAGACATTCAAATTACTGTAAAACATGATAAACCTTTACCAATGAAGATATTGGCCCTTGAGGTAGAAATGACATGAGACGAAATAATATTGAAATTCGTAAGCCGACTGAGCGCGATATTCGTATTCTTGTTGAAAACCTGCGTGATGCCGATAAAGACGAAATGAAAGCGTACTTCAATGACAACTTTCATTGGATGATCAAAATGTCTATCAAGCATTCAAGCGATGCTTGGACTGTAGTAGTTAACGGTAAATTGCTTTTTATTTGTGGTGTTGGAGTGTCAAGTTTAATAGGCAACGTTGGTTGCCCGTGGTTACTTGGCACAAATTTCATAAAACAATATCCGTTTGAATTTTACAAACAATGCCAAAGTATTTTAAAGGAAATGCGGTCGGAGTATGCCGTTCTTGTAAATCATGTGTATGAAAAAAACGAGAATGCTATACGTTTCTTAAAAAGACTTGGCTTTGATTTAAAAAAAGCGGAACCATACGGCGCGAACAATAAAATGTTTCATCCGTTCGTGATGGGGGCGTTATGACAAATCCATATGCATATGCAGCGGTTAAAGGTGTAGAAGCGCTTTCCAATTACGCAAAAATGAAAGCGCAAAAACAGGCGTTTAAGGACCAAGAAAAGCTCGCCCTTTACAATGCAACCCTTTCAGATAATCAGGCTCGGCAAGCTATTGAAGACGGTACCAATGCTGTAACCGATTATCAGCGTAACATTTCGGCCTTTAAATCAAGCCAAATTAACGCCCTTGCGGAGAATGGTATTGATGTAACACAAGGTTCAGCCATTGATTTACTTGCTTCAACAGAGATGCTTGCTCAAGGTGATATTGATTCAATTAAATACAATGCTGCGCTTCAGTCTTGGGGGCACAAGGTTCAAGCCACAAATTACCGCAATCAAGCCGAAAATTATCGTGTTGCTGCGAAGTCTATTAGACCTGTATTAAGCACGATACTAAACCTTAGTGGGGAAGCTGCTGCCGCATTTGGTTCAAGTATGGGTAAAGGCGGTTTAGGGGGCGGGATTGAAAGCGGTTCTGCATCTAGTGGCGGTTCTGACTTTGCTTCAAGCCTTTATGGTATAGGTGGCAGTAATTCGCAAGGCGCGTCATGGCAAAATTATAATTGGAATTGGTTTGGAGCTAGTTAATGCGTATTCCACAATTTAATCGACAAGTTTCTGACAATAGCGTTCCAAATGTACAAGTCAACGGGGGCATGTCAGCAGGCGAAGCGGCAAGCCTAGTTGGTAATAAAACTGATAGCTTAATCGGCGCACTTAATTCAGGTTTGAATGCGTACCAAGCATACCAAGATGAAGCGGACCGCGTACGTGTTATTGATGCCCAAAATAAACTCGCTGAATTAAAACTTCATTTGCAAAATAATGATGTCGATGGGTACGGCAACAAAAAAGGGGTAGATGTAGTAAGTTTTGATGATGGCAACGGTGGAGGGTTTGTAGATTACTATACAAAAGCCTATCAAGACGGTATTGGGCAAATTGCAAATACTTTAGGTAATAGCCGTCAACGTGCCTTGTTTAAAGAAATGTCAGAACGTGACGCGGTGCAGTTCAAAGGATCATTACAAAATTACTTTGTACGTGAAAATGACGTTTATCAACAAAGCGTTTATTCTGCGGCGACAGACAGACTTGTCCGAGAAATAGGAGAGAACCCTTTAGATTTTTCTAGTAACGATGAAAAACTTTTAAACCTAAAAGCTGCGATTGGTAAAAAAGTTCAATTAGAAGGGAAATCGGCACTTGAAGGTGAAAACCAATATCTTAAGATGGCATCTATAGCACACACAACAAATTTATCCGTTTTAACAGAGTCAGGAAATTTAAAAGGGGCCATAGCATACCGTAATAAATATAAGAATGAGATTTCTTTAAAAGACAGCTTTAAAGTCGAACAACGTATCCATCAAAAATTAGAAGAACAACAGGTGGAGCAACTTGCTAACCAAGTAACTACAGGTACTCAAGAATACAGCAACCCTGCATTAAATGCCCCACCTCAAGCTTCAGAAGCAATTGCAAAAGAACTCAAAGCTTTGACCCCCGAACAAATGAAAAGTATTAAATATAATGATCAACGTTTGGATGTTTATACCGTCTATGCCGGTAGGGAACGCGGCTTAGAAAATTTTACCCCCTTGGTTCTAGGACTTCGGCTAGCAGGTGAAAAATCAAATAACTGGGAGGTCTCTGAAGCAGGCGCACGTTCTGTAATGCAATTCATCCCCTCTACTTGGGAAGGAACTCCGGGACAGAAAAATGGGTACAAATGGGATCGCCGCACAGGAAAAGAACGGGATATTAACAACCCAGCAGATGTGATTGATGCAAGCTATGATTACGTTTCGGATATTAGTAAACAATATAAAACTAAAGACCCTATGGTTATTGCTGCCCACTACAACGGAGGGGACAAAGCAGCAAGGGCTGTTTTAAACGGACAACAACCCCCTAAACCAGAAACACAAAAATACCTTCAGCGTCTTGATAACTGGATGGTAAACGGTTTTGGAGATTATGCTAAAAAACCTGCAAAAACTCGTGAGCAAGCTTATGAAGAGATTCAAAACAGTAATGTATCTGTCGATGTTAAACAAAAAGTTTTAGCCTATACAGATAGATACTTTAACGGGCAAGATAAGATTAAAGGTGAAAAACAAAATCAAGTCTACGATTACTATTTTAAGGGTATTAATTCAGGTCAATTTACATACGAACAAATACCTGCTGTAGATATTAACTCTTTAGAACCTAACCAAATTAAGAGCCTTGAAGCGGTTAGTAATTCTAAATATAAAAAGGATATTAAGACGGACCCAACCATCTATAGCATGATCATGTTGAATAAAGATGAGCTGTTTAAAGGGAAACCGCAATCAGTACTACATCAATACGCTGATAAGTTGTCACCGACAGATTATCGTGCAGTTACTAAAATGTATATCGATGTGAACAACCCAACAAAAGGAGATAAAAAAGGCGATTTTGTTGAGGTGAATCCGAAAACCGTTTCTGATTATTTAAACCCGTATTTACCAATGCTCGGTATCACTAATAAAACTAATAAAAAGCAAATAGACCATTATGCAGCTGTACAAGCAGATGTTACTCAAACGTTGCGTGAGGCTGAGGCACGCAAGGGAAGTAAACTAACCAAAGACGAATATAGTCGAATTATTTTAAAAACAATTGGATTAAACACAAAGATCACAACTTCGCGGTCTTTCCTTGGTGTTTCAATTGGCGATTCTGAAAGCAATCTAAATAGAATATACTCGGTTAAAAGTAAAGACGATATTGCTCCTAATACTCAAAAGAAAATTGACGACTTATTTAAAAAGCAAGGTCGTGATTTATCAAAAGTAACTCTGGCAGAATATCTTAACGCTTACTACTCAATGGCTAGAAGAGGGTTTTAACGGTGAAAAAATTTATTTTGGGGTTGATACTTATATTATCCCCTGTAATTATTTTTGAAATTATCTTAACGGTTTTAGCCTCTTTAGGAATAGCAGATACCTCTACAATAAAGGTTATCATCGCCGCGGTTTACTCTTTAATATCTGTCCTACTCATTGTTATCGTTTACGAAAATACAAGCCCCGTAAAAAATAGGTTTTTAACGGTTTTATTGGATATTTTAACTGGCAGTGCGTTGTTCTTTTTGGTGCATCCCGCTTGGGTTCCCGTATTCTATTTATTAATAAGTTTGTTCGTACTGTTTTATTGGCACAAAAGGCAAAAAGGCGCGTAATGCGCCTTTATGTTTTAGCGACCACCTTTACGTTGGTCCGCTGCGCGATCTCCACAAGAAGAACCATCTTTAGCATTTTGCCAGCTATGATCACAACTTCCTGCAAAGGTTGCAGAAAAAGGTATAGATAAAGTTAGAATTAACAGAAATTTTTTCATGCATTGTTGCCTATGTTCTGGTTATTAAAGATTAAAATATAACTCAAAAAATAGGATATTAATACGCAATATTTTGCGAATACGTAAAAATTTGCATGTTCATGAAAAATACGCTACATTTTTATCAGGTGCTCAAAACACCTCTTACACAGCGTTATTGTCACAGCGTCATCGTGGCTTTTGTTTTGTCCTTAAAAAGACAACTCCGATCATGTATACTTCTGTACGTGTTTGATCACGCACACGTTTACTCTATGGTCGGGAGTGCGACGAATAAAACACCCGAAAGGGGAATAAGTCCGCCTACTGTGTAAGGTTTTGAGCTCCTGACCGCCCATCTCAAAAATGGGTAAAACTTAACACAGGAGTAAATAAAATGTGGTCAGCCATTTTAAAATATGAAAACCCAATCACTTTAGGTTCAATTGTAATTCGCCAAGATAACCAAGGGCGTTTTTGCCTTAACGATTTGCACAAAGCAAGCGGCAATGCGGATAAGCATAAAACAGCTAACTTTCTTCGTAATCAACAAACAAAGGATTTAATCGAAGAAATTAAGTCTTCTGCAAATTTGCAACAGGGGTGCTCAATTTTGAGCATCCCCCTAAAAGTAATCAATGACGGTATCCGCAACGGCACCTATGCAGTCAAAGAACTGGTCTATGCATATGCAATGTGGATTAGTCCCTCATTCCATCTACAAGTTATTCGTGCGTACGACGAAATGATCGTTAAGCAATTAGAGAAGGTCCGTAATAATTCAATGGGGATGCTTCATATCCCTGAACCTATTTCACCTGATACAACTCGTTATACCGTAGTTAAAAGAGACGGCGTTACCACTTTACGGGATGCAAAGGACGTATCTTTTGTAAACGCTGCACATGTTTCCGATTTGCGTCGTGATTTAGGCACAGTAATTCGTGCATTAGAAGAGTTGCGTTATCGAACAAAAATTGTGGATGGTGAGCTGAGCGCCAACGAGTTGGCATTGCCTTTAATTTGTGAATTGAGCGAAAATGGTCAGCAATTTGAACGCACAGTTTCAGATGATGAAATTGCAAGCATGACCCCGTCTCAGAACAAAAACATGATGAGGGATAAGGTTGCAATCGCTATCTCTATGCTTAAAACAACTTATCATCCTGATGATATTAATCGGATGTGTAAAGAGTTCGGTATCCATCGAGATACAGCAAAACGTATTTTGAGTAAGCTATATCAGCAAGCGACAATGTTGGCAGGTTGATAAGCTGTCAACAGCAAACGGCAGTCTAATCAATAACAGCATTTAAGATTACAAATAACCGTAGTCTTAAGTGCTTTTATTATGTCTGATCAAAATACAAATCTGACAATTGGTCAATTATTCGAATTAAACCAAGGCAAGAACCCAACACAAATTGCGGATACAGAAGCCCGTGCGCGTAAGGCTGCACGTTCGTTGGGCTTAGACTATAACAAGTTGACAGAAACGCCTGAACAGATCGTTTCTGTTGCGGATGAGGTAAACACTCAAAAGCGCGTCAATGAAGTGGTTGCAAGTGACCCTGTATTGGGTAAATACGCACTTAACCCAAATCAAGCCGCTGTTTCACTTGATGACTTTGAAAATCTAAAAGACATTAGCGACAAAGTATCCTTATTGGGTTCGAGTTTGAATAAACCGTATGAACCTGTTTCATATCAAGACATACAAAATGTTTTGTCTAAAGGTACGTCACCAGAACAAAAAAAGAGACTGAAAGAACTAGGCATTTACGAAGACCCTCAAAAGCAGGTCAAGCCGAATGTAAACCCTAATTTATTGGATACGCTAAGCACATCTTTAGTGCCCCAAACATCAGACCAAGTTTTCAAAGAACATTACGACCGCATCAAGAAAACAGCAGGCGTAATGTCTGCCGAACGGTTTAAAAAATACTATGAAAACCAAGTCTATTGGATGGAGCACACGGCGACTGCTGAACCTACCAGTCCACAAGAACAAGGCAATCGATATGTAAATGCAGCTATTCGTGCTGTTGCGGCTATTGGTCAGACAGAAGGCGCAGTAATTAGCGCGACAACAGGAAACGATAGCCTTCTTAACTTGGCAACACGTGTTAAAAATAAAGCTGCCCCATCACAAGAAATGACGCAAGCGCTTTACCAAGCACAACTTGCAGCACAGACAAATGATGCAGGTGTATTGGGCGCTGCACAAGAACTGGTTAGCAATGCTGATGCAGGTTTAGTGGGTGAGTTTTTAATTGAACAAGCACCCCCCGCATTAGTTGGGTATTATACAGGCGCGGGGGCAGGCGGTGTTTTAACAAATTCACTTATCCGAAATACAGCTAAATATGCCCCTATGGTGATGAACCTAGAAAAGGCAGCTAAGTTAGTACGTGGCGTAACAACCGCAGGTAATGCGGCACAAGGCGCATTAGGTGCAGGCACGGCCGATGCTCTGGTGTCATATGGGCAGAACATGGCAGAAGCCCGTGAGAAGTTTTTAACCCGCCAAGAACAGATTGATTATGCAGCTGCAAAGACATGGGGTTCAGCCAAATACTCAGCGTTGGGCGGTGCATTAATGCCTGTAACTTTTGGCGGTCCTTTGCGTACTGTTGGTGGTCAAGCGGTCATTCAATCCGCTGCGGGCATGTATTCCGTTAAAGGTGCGGCTGATGCAGTTGGTGAAAAGGCTGATCCAGTCGAAATGGCTTTAGAAGGTTTGTTAGAAGTTGCAACAGCTGCGCCTGAAGTAGCGATTACATCTGCGGCCAAAGTTAAAAACCAACGCACAGCACAATTTGCATTAGACCAATTGCGACAAGATCAACAGCAAGATGCTGTTCGTTCAAGTACATTTGCCGCAGTACTTAATAACCTTATCGACCGCAATAAAGAAAGTAAGACGGCACAACGCGATGACTCTGCCAGCCAAGCGTTTATCAAACAGGCAGTTGAAGAACACGGTGCGGTTGAAGAAGTTTACATAGATGGTCAGACCTTCAACCAGTTATTGCGTGACCGTAATATTGAGCCAACCGATTTATTTGAACGTGCGCCAAGTCTTCAAGATCAGTTGGGCACAGCGGAAACATTTAACGGCACTGTGCAGATACCAGTAAATGAATTTGTTTCTGCAATGTCGGTTGTTGAACGTCCAACTGATTTTGTTGAAAACGTTCGTTCAAGTCCGGATATGCCTACTTACCGAGAAGCACAAGAGAACCTTGCAAAAACAACGGAACAAATGCAGCAAGAAGCCAATACATATATGGCTGAGCAAGCCCGTTTTGAAAGTGCTGAAGATGCAAAAGAGTTGGTTGCAACTGAAGTACAAAACCAATTGGCTAAAGTCGGAACATTTACGGCTAAATACAATCGTGCAGCGGGTGAATTAACTTCGGCTTTCTACTCAACGTTAGGCGATAAACTCGGTATTTCCGCAAAAGAAGCCTTTGACCGTTACCCAATTCGTATTGCTGACGACTCTGTTCAATCAGAAGTTAAGGTACCTGAAAGCGTTGATAACAATGTAACACTTGATCAGATGCAACAACCAAAAACAGAACCAAAAGGCCAAAGGTACCAACAAAGTAAAGGGGGCACACGCGGCTCAATTACTTTTAATATTGGTAAGGATGGTTCAACAATCATACTAAGCAAAAATGCTGACTTTTCAACCTTTGTGCATGAGCTTGGGCATCACTTCTTAGAAATGAATATGCAACTCGCCCTAAGTCCTGATGCACCCGCACAAGTCCGTGCAGATATGGAAACGGTAATGAAGTGGGCTTCACCAGAAACAACTGATCTGGGCGAATGGGATTTTTTCACCGATGCAGAAAAAACAGAAGTACACGAAAAATTTGCAGAAACTTTTGAACAGTATGTTTTTACGGGTAAAGCACCAAGCGCGGCATTAAAGCAAGTTTTCAACCGATTCAGACAATTCATGATTGCCGTGTACCGGAACATTGAAAAGTTTATGGGCATCAATGACCGTGCAGAATTGAACTCTGATATCACAGGTGTAATGGACCGTATGCTTGCATCATCAAGTGCAATTGCTGAAGCACAAGCCGCATCAAATCTTGAAATGCTAATTCATCAAGATGATGCAATGCGCCTTGGTATTTCGCCAAAAGATTATGACGAAATGCGCCAAGATCATGAAATTGCTACAGAATTATCTATAAATACTTTAGAGCAGAAATCCCTGCGCAATATGATTTGGTACCAAAAACAGAAATCTAAGTATCTGAAAACATTGCAAAAAGAAGCTGATAAAAAGCGCGCTGCCGTTCGCGAAGATATGGCAAAAGAAATTGCACAAGAACCTGTATATCAGGCTATGGCATTTCTACGTCAACCGCTTGACCAAGTTGCTAAGCGTGATTCAACAAAGGTTGAACCTGAACGCGATAATCTATTTGAAGCGATTGCTAAATTCGGCGGGCTTGATGCCAATGAAGTAGAAAGCACTTGGGGCATTGATGAAGCTGCTAAAACCAAATCGGGCGTTGGAAATAAACCTGTCGTACGTTCTTCAAAGTCAAAAGTAAAAGGCCTGTCAATTGAATCGATGGCTGAGAAGCTCAGTGAAGAAGGGTATTTAACTTTAGATGAACACGGAAAATTTGATACCCGTGAACTTGAAGATAAATTTGCGGAACAGTTGCGCGGCGTTAATCAATATTCAACGCAAGTGGATCCTGAATTATTGGACTATTCGCAAGACATGGATTTGCTGCAACGCTATGCAGAAGGTCGCACAACCAAAGGTAAGTTATCACTAGATTGGATTGAAGCTAAATATGGCCGTGATAGTGATATTTACCAACGCATATCTAAAGGCGCTTATGGTTTTGCACAGCGCGGTGGAGAAAACCCCGACGTAGTTGCTGAAATGTTCGGATATGAAAGCGGCGATGCATTGATTCGTGACTTGCTTAATTCACCGAGTCCTAAGCAAAAAATTGATGAGCTCACCGATGCGCGTATGGCTGTTCAATATTCTGAATTTTTCGATCAACAAAGCATTATAGAAGCAGTCGAAGCCGCATTACACAATGATGTTCGTGCGCGTATGCTTTCAGCTGAAATGGCTGCACTAAACGGTTTGCTTGGCCGCAAGTCTGCTTTGAATGAAGCAGCAAAGACAGTTGCTCAAGATATTGTTCAACGCCAAAAAATTAAAGATATTCGACCGCATGTACGTGCACAAGATGATGCTCGTTTAGGGCGCATGGCAAATGAAGCATTTAGAAAGGGGGAGACGGTCGAAGCTGCACGCCATAAGCGCAATCAATTGGTTCAGTTCTATGCAACCAAATACAGTTACGATGCAAAAGACCAGATTCAAAAACACCTTGATTTAGTCAAAAAGGTTTTTGGAAATAACGAGAAGTTATCTAAAAACCGTGACTTTGATTTTGTGACCGCTGCCCGCGGCATTTTGGGCAAATATGATCTTGGCCGCGAATCAACAAATTATGAGCATCAACTAGAATTGATTCGTAAATATGACCCGACCACATATGCCGAAATACAGAACATAGGCGCATTGCCTGAAAACCAAAACTATCGCGAATTAACACTTGAACAGTTCAATGCAGTTATGGCCGCAGTCGAAACACTTTGGCATCGATCTAAAGAAAATAAGATTTGGCATACGACCAATGAAGCCTTTGAGCGTGAACAGGTCCGTGAAGAACTAATACAGCAAACAGGTGGTAAGAAAAGTGTTGAAAAGATTCAGCAAACTTTATTGGGTAGAGATAAGACCGCAGAACTTAAAGCTAAGTTCATGGAATTAGGCGCTTCAGCAAAACGTGTCGACCAGGTGGTGACTTGGTTAGACGGCGGCGCAAGTGGCAAATTCCGTACGTATCTAATCAACCCTATGCAAGATGCTTTGGCTAAATATCGTATTGAGAAAGCCAAGATGCTTAAAGATGTGGTCGATATTTTTGAAGGATTTGGCAAACTCGATAATTCAAAAATTGCTGCACCTGAACTTAATAACTTTACTTTCGTGGGCAAGCAATCTTTGCTCCATGCGATTTTGCATACAGGTAACTTAAGCAACAAAGAGCGTCTTGTTTTAGGCTATGGGTGGGGCGCGCGTTTAGAAGATGGTTCGGTTGATTTCAGTGCATGGGATCAATTCTTTAGCCGGATGGTTAAAGAGGGAGTGATTACCAAAAAAGATATGGATAACATCCAAAAGCTCTGGAATCTTTTTGATAAATACAAAGAGCAAGCACAAATCACACATAAAAAAATTAACGGTCGCTATTTTGATGAATTACCACGTACACCTATTAGTACGCCATTTGGTGAGTATGAGGGCGGTTATGTGCCTGCCGCTTATGACCGCATTCGCTCAAATGAGCAAGACCGCATTCAAGATAAAAACTTAGCCGAAAATAACTTAGCTGCATTAGATATCGCCACGACTGGCGCGAACTTTACCAAGTCACGTGCAGATCGTTACCACGATCAGCTTGAGCTTGATATGTCTCGGTTACCAAGTCATCTTGATAAAGAATTGCGCTATATCCATCTTGAATTACAGATTCGACAAATCGGACGTTTATTGCTGAACAAAGATTTTAGAAATGAGATTGAGCGCGTATTGCCATTTGGGGTTAAACAAGTCTTTAACCCATGGTTGAAAGCAATAGCAAATCAGACCGTTGATGAAAGCTCAGGCGTTAGTTTACTAGATAATATTTTCCGCACACTTCGCCGCAATACGGGTATCGCGATTATGGCGGGTAACTTAAAAAATGCTGTTGAGCAGTTCACAGGCTTTACACAAGTTGCTGTTGCAGTACCGCCGAAACAATTGCTAAAAGCTCAGGCCCATTATTTTGCTTCAGTTGCTACCCGAGAAGACATGGCAAATAACATCATGGAAATGTCTGACTTCATGAAAACCCGATTCGACCGTGCAGCGGATGAATACCGTTATGCGGTGGATGAGATTGTTTTTCAAAAGGGCGCAATTCAAACAGTGAAAGATTTCACAATGAAGCACGCGTATGTATTGCAAACAACGATACAAAGACCAATGGAAATGATCTCTTGGCAAGCGGCTTTCAATCACTATACAGAACAAGGCATGACTCAATATGAAGCAGTGCATGCAGCCGATGCAGTTATTCGCCAATATATGACTGATATGTCGCCTGAAGGGATTTCAAATCTTGAACGTGGTACACCTGCTAAACGAATGTTTTTGATGTTTTACAACTGGTTCAATATGGTTTGGAACACATCAATGTCAGAAGCTAAGTTAGCGTTAGAGGCAAGCAACGGCTCATGGGTGCAAGCATCGCCACGTTTGGCGTATGTGGCGTTAATGATGATCTCAATCCCTTCGATGCTGTCTGAATTGCTTGGGGTTATCTTCGCAGGCGGTCTAAAAGATGAGGATGATGATGATAATAAATGGGATGACTTATCTGCAAAACTTGCACTTTCACAATTAAAAGTGTTGGCGGCTTTTGTACCGTATGCAGGTAATGTGGTAAATGCCGCAATCAGCAATACGGACGATACCATTGTAAACGACCGCTACACGGCGTCACCTGTATTCAGTATGGGCGAGAGTGGACTTTCACTGATTCAACATGCAAGACGCGCTTTGGATGAGGATAAGGAAGTTAACCAAGGTAAAGCTTCAAAAGATTTAATGAATACAGCAACCCTCGTTACAGGCATTCCGTTTGCTGTACTTGGTAAACCTTCTGGTTATTGGCTTGATATAGCTCAAGGCAAGAAAGATGCACCAGACAGTATTTACGATGCAACACGCGGTACGATAACAGGGAAACATGCACCGGAATGATAAGAAATTATCAAGTGTTATTTTCCATTAAATAACAACAGTTTGCCTAAAATTTGTAGTTGACTCCGTAATTTTGTTAGTTCAATATCCAACCAAATTACGGAGTTTTTCGCATGAATTATTTAGTCATAAAAAATCTTGGTCACGGTTTTTATTTAGGCAAAGGCAACATTAGAAAAGGCGGGAAAGAATTTATCGTTTTTAAAAGCGATAAAGAAATGCTCATAGGTGCTGAAACATATAAATATGATGCTGAAAGCAATCAATTATTGTGGGAAGGTATTGAAAACCTAGGACAAGTTGTTGTTGGTTTTGCCGATACTGAAGAAGAAGCATTAGATTTAGCTTTCTAAATATTTTACATAATCACCTGTTGACAGGGCGCGACCTGTAACCATCCTATTATTAGTAAGCTTACCTAAAATTAGCTGTAGAGAATACGGCCTTTTTTTTATTGGTGAGCTTATGACAGTTCAAGTTACCGACCGGCTCAGTCAACTTTATGTTGGTAATGGGGTTAATACACGGTTTGATTTTACTTTTAGGATTTTTGATCAAGAAGACGAGATAGGTGTAGCTGTACGTATTAAAGTTGGAAACGAGTTTGAATTTCTTGATGAGACTAAATACACCGTTACCATTAACCCCGATAATCTAGGAGGGTATGTAAATTTTCTTGATGCGCCTAACCCACAAACATACTTCTACATTGCAGGTAAAACCCCTGTAGATCAACAGTTAGATATAACTAACTACGATAACTTCTATCCTGATGCAATTGAAAAAGCATTAGATAAGCTCACCGCAATTTTGCAAGAGTGGAAACATCTAGTTGATTTTGAGACTCAAGCACGCATCTTAGCTGATCTAAACTATGATGAACTAGCTCAACAACGAGAAACAGAATTAAAAGCTTATATTGATGGCATCGCTAGTGCTATTACTGGTCAACCAGTACTTGGTTTACCTGCTAAGTTTGTTGTAGATGGTGCAGAAACTCAGAAAGCAATAAACGATTTAAATATTCAAGTTGTTAAATCTAAAAGTGCACTTGAAGTATTAAAGCCGCGAATCGATGGTCAAGTTGTTTTGATGACGGGGTATTATGAAAATCAATTTCAAGGTGGAGATCATTTTAAATACGATAAATCTCAATCAACTGTAAACAATGGTGTAACAATTATAAACGGCTGGGTTAAGCAGTTCTCTAACACTGAACTTACAGTTTCAGCATGTGGTGCTCGGCAGGGCAACTACGATCACACAGCAGCATTGCAACTTGCAGTAAGTACAGCCACTTCATTAAAGAGGAAGCTAATCGCTGACATCGACTTGCGTGTTTCAGCGTCAACCGACTTGAGCGCAACTCTTAATATTGAGGGTAATGGCGGTGCAGTTCAATATAGTCGCAGCATTACCGCTATCGCCGATGTTCCGATTTTTAATGTAAAAGCTGGGTTCAGTTCTGAATCATCCCGTTTTGCATCCTTGATGTTCAAGGCGTCTACTGGGGGTACAGCAACAGCGTTTAGAAGTACAGATAATGGCTACTTATCACAATGTACGTTTGATCATTGTGTGTTTGATCGATCTTTGAGATATGGAATAGATGCAAATATTATTCTATGTGACTTTCAAAAATGTGATTTTGGAACATATCAATCTGCTATTAATAGTGTTGGTTTCAAAGCTATAAGATGTCAGGGAGTCGTCGGTACAAGAGAACCAAATGCCAATACATTTTATAACTGTATTTTTAGACGTGGTAATGACGACTACATGATTGAATGGGATTCTTATGGCGCCCAATGGCATTTTTTTGCTTGTGATTTTGAACAAAATGACTGTACAAAAGCGATTATTAATTGCACCGCAGCCAGCCCAATTATGTTTGTCGGCGGGTATATCGAATCAAATGAGACGACACCCTATTTCATAAAAACCAATGGCAATTCTGCAACTGGTTTCGTACCTTTGACTACTTTTCAGAGCGTACATTTCAATCAGCCAGCACTTACAGCAATTGCAAAAAACACGATGGCCAATTATCCAAAATATAAATTTGAGGGGTGTTATGGCCAGCTTGGGTGTGCTCTGTGGGAAAGCAGCACGGGCGTTTTGAATGATATTACTTTGTTATCGAGCTCATTTGGCAATCATTTCACTTTGATTTCGGGTGGAAGCATCGGAAACATTCATACTGAGACTTATCCCTCTGGTTACAATCATTATTTGTCAAGAAACTATGTAGACACGAGCGTTAAAAGAATCTCTAAATTGCAACAGACAATTTCGTCAGGGCAAGCAAAGGGTATTTGCACATTAGCAAATAAAGATAAAAAAAACTCGTACAGTTACGGTGGGTTTATCAATGTGTTTGCGGTTTTTGGTAATAGTCTAGATGCTTCTGGATCATCAGCTACTTACAATCTTATTGTAAACAAAGGCTCGAGCGGGCAAATAGTTACAGTAATATCAAAAGCTGGGGACACTGAAGGGAATACGAGCGGACAGCCCTCATTCTCGTTTTCACTTGCAAATAATATTTTATCTGTAACACCCATTGGAAGTTCGGGTAATCCGTCTTTCTTTGCATCATTCTTTATTGAAGCAACGGGTAATTTAAGCGTTTCATAACACAACAAATCACCACAAGCCCTAGCTTTTAATAAGTTAGGGCTTTTTACTGTCAACAGAAAACGATACTTAAATTAAACCAATCCATAAAATAATGAAAACATTAGATTGGTGGCAAAAATGAATGACCCTTTAACAATTAAATCCTTACCTTGGTTTATCAAGATTTGGGCGGCGGTGATGGGCGGCATTTTTGCGCTCATGTTAAGTGGCGATATCGATGTTGAAGGAAAGATAAAAATCAACATTGGTGTGATTATCAAATTCGCAATTAGCGTTTCTATTAGCTTATACGGCGGTTCAGCATTTATTGAATATCAAAATTGGGGGCATTACTCACATATGACCCAAGGGTTTGTCATGCTGCTTTTTGCAGTATTCGGGATGTTGCTTATTGGTATTTGGTATCAGGCAATTCAATTACTGAAAGGTAAAACCATTAGTGAATTGATCTTTGAAATCAAAGAAGCATTCAAAGCCATATTCAAATAGGAGAGGGCAAATGTCAGTAGATAAATATATTGATGACCTTATCAAGCGCGAAGGTGGTTATGTTAACAACCCTAACGACCGTGGTGGCGCAACTAATTATGGGATAACTGAAGCAGTTGCACGGGTAAACGGTTGGAAAGGCCCAATGCATGATCTGCCTTTAGATTTAGCAAAGCAGATTTATAAACAACAATATTGGATTAATCCTCGTTTTGACCAGGTTAATACCTTATCGCCTTTGATCGCTGAAGAGTTGCTTGATACTGGTGTTAACTGCGGTGTAGCTTTTGCAAAGCCTTTATTACAACGAGTATTGAATCTATTGAATAACCAAGGTAAAGGCGGTTGGCCCGATCTAGCCGTTGATGGTATTTATGGTTCAGCTACGTTAGGGGCTTTAAAAATCTTTCTTGCCAAACGTGGTAAAGATGGTGAGAAGGTGATGCTTAAGGTGCTAAATATTATGCAGGGCCAACGTTATATTGAAATATGCGAACGCAATCCCACGCAAGAGCAATTCTTTTATGGATGGATTAGTAACCGGATCGCATAAAGTGATTTTGTGTAAGAGAACGAAGCTAGCAACTTTTATTACTCTACTGTGCATTCTGTTTTCAGGATGCACGGCGCATTCAATCAATAACAATATTCAAGTATCATTATGCGTAAAGGCAATTTGAGTTTTTAAAATGGCGCAAGTGATGATTATGGTTATGGAGGCGGGTAAGGCTGAGCATACATGCAACCTGCTTGCTGATATAAATAAAAACGGTGAAGTAACCAAGTTTTATGATTATAACGGCAATAAATTAAAAATTAACTTTTTGCAGAACCAAGTTTATTACAACAAAACTTGGTGGCAGTTTACCAAGAAACAAGACATCTAAAATAAAGCCCCTAAATAGGGGCTTCTTATTATGCAGCGTTTAGCATTTTGGCTATTTCGGATGCGGTCGGATTGTAATAGGTATTAACCAGTACACTAATAGTTTTGTGACCTGTAATTTTGGCAAGGATTTCAACAGGCAAACGATAGTCATGAACAAAGCGCGTGATTGCTTCATGCCTTGAATCGTGGAAAGTAATAACACCATCTAAACCAACACGGCGTAAATTACGTTGCCAAATTAAGCGGAAAGCATTCGATGTAAGCGGCACCATGCGACTATCGTTTGGATCATCTGGTAACCATGAAAGCATTTCTTTTGCCTTGGCAGTTAGAGGTACGTCACGGGATGAGCCGTTCTTAGTATCTAATAACCGGATAAAGTCAGTAAATATTAAAGACTTTTGCACGCTAAGTATTTCACCTTTACGCATTGCAGTCTCAAGGGCGAATAGAAAAGACCACGCGACACGGTGTCTCGGCTGTGTCGGTGTTTTACCCCATTCATAATCCAAGCCTTTAATTACTTTATTAATATGGTCATCACTAATACGTTGGTGTCTTGGCGGCGGTGCTGAAGGTTTAGTAATTTCTTTAAATGGATTTTCTTTAGTTAAAAATAATTCTTTTCGTGCAAAGTCAAAAACTGAACTGTACATCGCCATTTCTCTAATGACAGTTGCGCCCTTAACCTGCTTCAATCTTTTATCACGCCATTGTTTAACTAGAGCAGGGGTTAAATTGTGTATAGACTCATCTGCTAGTTCGCCCCAATTTTTCTTTAAACATTTGAGCATTTGAACAATTAAACGGGCGCTTTTCATTTTGCGGCCTTCATCTTGATAATACTTATCAAAAAGGGCTTGAAAAGAAATATGGATTTTTTCAGGTTCTGAGGTTGGTTGTTCAGATTGTAATTCTAATAGTTTGGTTGCTGCCCACTGTTCGCATTCGCTAGCAGTGTCACGAGTGGCAGCGTAGCGCTTGCCCTTAAAACGAACTTCAATACGCCAAGCGTTGCCGCGACGGGTCGGTTTCTGCATTTTTAACACTCCAAATTTCATGGTGGCGCACTGCCGTCAAAAATTGAAGATGTACAAATGACACCCACTTTTTTGGCGGCGGCACGGAAATATAAAGCGTTTTTTAATGTAAAATATGACTATTTTGAATAGTCATAGCTGACCTATCGACAATAAAAAACAAGCCAAAAGATTACTAGAATCCTTCAGCTTATTGATTTTTAACAACAAATTTTGGAGCGGGAAACGAGACTCGAACTCGCGACCCCAACCTTGGCAAGGTTATGCTCTACCAACTGAGCTATTCCCGCAATGTGAGCACATTATAGAGTGTTTCATTAAAGTGTCAACACTCTTGTGATCTAATTGAACGTTTAATCAGCACGGCGCCAAACTGTACCTTGGCGAGTGTCTTCAAGTACTACACCTTGGTCGAGTAAAGACTGACGAATACCGTCTGCTTTAGCAAAGTCTTTTGCCTTTTTCGCATCAACACGTTGTTGAATGAACTCTTCAATTTCAGCATCAGACAAAGCAAGCGCTTCTTGTCCAATATCTGATTTTAAGAAATCATCTACATTGTGTTGTACCAAACCTAAAATGTTGGTGAGGTGACGTAATGTCGAATAAAGCACAGTTGCTTGGTCAGCTTGCTCTTCTTTTACAGCACGGTTTAACTCTTTGTTGAGTTCAAACAATACAGCCATTGCTTCAGCAGTATTGAAATCATCACACATTGCATTGTTAAAGCGTTCAATAAAGCTTTGCTCAAGCGTTTCAGTTGTCGTTTGACCATACACTTGATGATAAGCTTTAAATGAATGATAGAAGCGAGTTAAAGAAGTTTTTGCTTCTTTTAGGGCCACATCAGAGAAGTTCACAGGACTACGATAGTGTGAAGACACAATAAAGTAGCGGATCACTTCAGGGTGGAACTTCTCCATCACGTCACGAATCGTAAAGAAGTTGCCTAAAGACTTAGACATCTTTTCCCCATCAACGTTAATGAAACCAACATGCATCCAGTAGTTTACATATTGTTCGCCAGTTGATGCTTCACTTTGCGCAATTTCATTTTCATGGTGCGGGAACATTAAATCTGAACCACCACCATGAATGTCAAAGTGATTGCCTAAGCAGCAAGTCGACATTGCAGAACATTCAATGTGCCAACCCGGACGGCCATTACCCCAAGGAGATGCCCAAGACGGTTCATTTTCTTTGGCATGTTTCCAAAGTACAAAGTCAAAAGGATGTTTCTTTTCAACTTCTACATCAACACGTTCACTTGCGCCAGCTTGCATGTCATCAAGCTTACGGCCAGAGAGGCGACCATATTTTTCAAATTTGGTCACTTCAAAATAAACATCACCATTTGCAGCAGGGTAAGCCGAGCCTTTATTGACCAGATTGCCAATCATGTTTTGCATCTGATCAATATATTCAGTCGCTTTAGGTGCTTCATCAGGTGCAGCACAGCCTAAATTGGCTGCATCTTCGTTCATTGCATCAATGAAACGAGTAGTAAGCTGCTGAATGGTTTCACCATTTTCATTCGCACGTTTAATAATTTTGTCGTCAATGTCGGTAATGTTGCGAATATAGCGAACATTCCAGCCTTGGCTACGTAAGAAACGAATAATGTAGTCAAATGCAACCATAACTCGAGCATGCCCGATATGACAGTAGTCGTAAACGGTCATACCGCAGACGTACATATCGATGTGACCTTCTTTGCGAGGTACAAATTCAACTTTTTTTCGTTGCTCAGAGTTATATAAAACAAACGGTTGCAT